AAACGATACCTATGTGTGACTTTATCTTCATCCACCGTATACTTGAAGTCACCCATCGTCTCTTCGTGGGAGGGAACCGCGTGATACAAACGCTTCAAATACGCGCCTAGAGTATGATACTTCCGAATCACGGTGCTGATTGCCTTTCGCTTGAGTGCCTTTACCGAACGGGTCGCGCTGCGACCGCCGCCCTTCTTCACGGTCGTCCGCGACCTCGACGCCGACCGGGTCTTTGTCCGAGACGCGGACTTCGTTTTTGAAATACTAATTTCCCCCGTGTTCGCCTTCGTCGCCCCTTCAAACCCTCGCTGGTATTCTATTTTATCGCAGTCATACCCTTTCAGCGGATAATGGGTGTTTAATAGGACCAACCGCTTCTGGACTTTCTCCCAACGAGAAACATCGCCATCTGGACGCGATAGTTCTAAATACATTGCCATCCGAAGAAAGTCGGGTGGAGCGTAGCGGATTCCTTTTTTTATAATCGCATCGCGAGAGATTGTCTTGAATAACGCGGGCTCCATCTGCGTAATATCCGCAATCCCTGTGAAGTTCACGAACACCTTATACGTGCCGTGATGGACGCCCGACTTGGCTTCTACATCTTCGTATCCCGCCTTGTAATAGATATCCGTCAACTCCTTCGCGTCGTCTAGAGCATTATCCGAATAAAAGTCATAATCGGGGAGCTCAATGTCCTTATTGTAAAACTGGGCGTCTTCGGGGAGGATATTATTGATGGCGGTCCCGCCATAACAGACGAGCTTTTTACGCGCGATGAATTCTTCTACGGTGGATATAATGTCCTTAACTTTGGGGTCTTGGATGATTTGCGCGCCCTTTCGTTTTTCCATAACATCCACGGCTTCGCGCAGGATTTCGAGCTCTTTTTCATCGTAGGACAAGCCGCTGTCATTGCTGTCGTTGTTGCTGCGGCGGTGCTTGTGCTTCCGCGTCATCGTTATAATAATATGATGTTAGTTATCATATGATTAGAAAATATAATACTAATGGCTCATGACTCGTGTTCGCCGCTCGTGTTCGTCGCTTGTTGCGGCTCCGCCTCCACTCGCTCCGAACACTCGGACAGTCGTCGTCAATCCCTGGGCTAGTGTTCCCCGCTTCGTTGCGTCTCATCCTGTGCCTACGGTCGATATAGAATAGAGTGTTACGATTGAAACCAGATGGAATGAATGGACGACCTACCCGACAACATGAGCCCCGGAATTGACGAAGATTGCCTGAGTGTTCGTCGTGAGTGGAGGCGGAGCCGCAACGAAACGGCGAACACGAGAGCGTAATGAATCGTAAATTCGCGAGTGCGTGTGGAGTGTGACCCCCCTAGGGGGTCACGGCGCAAGAAGTACCTCGCGAATTTACAAGGTGATTTTGACCCCACCCGCCGCCTCCGCAGGTCTTGACTCCATCGACGCCTTGGGATTGGGCGGTGCCGGCGGAGCAATCGTAATCGGGACATACCGGAGGTCCTCCGGTTTCAAAATGAACGCATACCCCACCGACGCAAATTTATCCTCATACGCCTTCAACTTCTCGTCACGTGCCTCCTCCTGAAAACACATCGCCGCGATTTGGCACCCCCACGTAAACGGCCCGTTGTGCCCGTCATTGACGGGTCGCCCCCCTTTATCCGGCACCACCAAGCACATATTCTTCTTATTCGCGTCTTTAAATGCCTGCGGGTCGCCCACGTTTTTCACACCAAAATAGGTATACTTACTAAGAAACATCGTATTGGAACTCATATTTATAAGCTCAAACAGTTTCGTTTTACGGTATATAGGGTTCGTCCCGTCCACCATCAAGATGATTTTCCCCTTGAAATCGGCGAGGTTTTCATTGCCTAAATCCTTGGTTTGATACTCACGCCCGTATTTCGGTCCAAGCAAGTTCCGCGCGACGGTCTTACTCCCCGCAATCACCTTCGCCAGGTTGTCATACATTGTCACATTCCGCGACATAATTCGCATATGGATAATGAAGGGGTCGCCTGGATTGGGGCATTTGGCTCCGGAGAACGCGTAACTCCCGAGGACTTCAAATGCGTCGGAGACGGGAATATGGTTATACGTTTCTTTATAATTAAATGAATTCACAGACGATGATGCGATGACCGGCTGATTATCCACCGAAAACACCTCGAAATCAATGAAACGACACCCGCGCGCGAGGGTGTAGAGACCCGCGTCCATACTCACCGTCGAGTTCTTGAATTTATCTGGATTGAATGCGTTATACGCCGACTTGATGTAGTAATCGCGCAACTTGAACCGGCTTTGACTGTCCTGTGGATTGATGGATGTGAGGTTCTTGTCGATGAATTCTTTCGTATTTGCGTCGGGATTCTCCAGACCTTCTTTTCCAGTGGGTGCGGCAGTAGGCACGACAGTAGGCGCGACAGTAGGCGCGACAGTAGGCGCGACAGTAGGCACGACAGTAGGCACGACAGGCGCTATCTTTTTACGCTGATGAATCGTCATTTCATTCTCGGTTGTATCCACTGTAAAATTCTCGGTGGAAAGCACGCCGCCGCCGCCGCCGCCGATTGACGACCGGACCTTTGTAGGAATAAGTTGTTCGATTTGTGAAAGAAACGTCTCGGTTTCCGACCGTGGTGTCGCAGGCACGTCCTTCTTCGCCTCCGCCGCCGCCACGAATCCTTCGCGCCACTGCCGCCGCTCATAACACCGCGTCTTAATAAGTTCCGATATTTTCCATAATGCGAACACCAATATAATAATACCAATAAACACGATTTCTATTTGCGGTTCTTTCATTCTAATTATATACCACGGATATAATTATTATATATCATATATATTTTATATATAAAGCTATAATAACGATAATCTATACTAAAATAACGCGCAACAGATAATGACCGGCGGCCTATTGAATCTCATTGCCACTGGCAACCAAAATGTGATTCTTAACGGCAACCCCAAAAAATCCTTCTTCAAAAGCACCTATCTTAAATATACGAATTTCGGCCTTCAAAAGTTTAGAATTGATTTCGACGGTCAGAAGAAACTCCGGATGACGGAGGAATCCAAGTTCACGTTTTATATGCCGAGATATGCGGAACTGCTGATGGATACGTATGTCTGTGTTACACTCCCCTCCATTTGGAGCCCCATTCATCCTCCGGCAAATGTGGGCGATATGTGGGCGCCATATGAATTTCGCTGGATTGAAAACCTCGGCACACAAATGATTAAAGAAATCACGATTTCCGTCGGTGGTATGACCCTCCAGCGTTTCTCCGGCCATAATTTGGCGGCGATTGTGGAGCGCGACCTAGACAACACCAAGCGCGACTTATACAACGAAATGACCGGTCACGTCCCCGAGTTATATAATCCAGGTTGTTCGGGTGCGCGCCTGAATCAGTATCCGAATGCCTATCGCACGACCAATGTAGCCGGCGCGGAACCCTCTATTCGCGGACGCAAGATATACATCCCTATTAATGCGTGGTTCACACTTTCCTCCAAGATGGCGTTTCCCCTCGTGTGCCTCCAATATAACCAACTCCAGATTGATGTGACACTGCGCCCCGTGAAGGAATTATTCACCATTCGCGATGTAGGCGACTCCGCCAATTATTGGCCCGTCGTCCAACCCGACTTCACGAACCCCCTCCATCAAATGTGGCGGTTTTTATACCCGCCTCCCAGTATTGATTTATCACTGAATTCATACCCGAGTCTTCGCACAGACTGGAATGCGGATGTCCACCTGATGGCGACCTACTGTTTTCTGTCGGATGATGAATCCAAGGTGTTCGCCGCGAATCAGCAGAAATACATGATTAAGTCGTATTATGACTGGACGTTCAATGATGTGACGGGGAACAAGAAGGTGAAAATAGAGAACTCGATGGGGATGGTGGCGTCGTGGACAATGTTTTTCCAGCGGAGTGATGTCAATATGCGGAATGAGTGGAGCAATTATACGAACTGGCCGTATAATTATCTGCCGTATGATATTATCCCTGCGCCCATCGACGATGACTGGCGCCCGTCGTCGTTTACTGAAATCGTCACAACGGCGAATGAGATTCTGACGACGGCGTGGAACGAGAAATACACAAATGACCGCTACTACTACGATAAGAACGGGCCGAAGAACGGCATTGGCCCCGGTATTAATCCGAGCGATAAACGGCTCACCGGCCTTCACATTACGGGGGATTTTCAGTCGGAGAACGAGCGCGACATTTTACAGATGTTGGGGATTTCACTGAATGGGAAATACCGCGAGAATCTGCTTGATGCGGGGGTATACAATTACGTGGAGAAATATACGCGGACTCGGGGGAGTGCGAAACCGGGGATATATTGTTACAATTTTTGCCTGAACTCGGACCCGTATGACTTACAACCTAGCGGTGCTATCAATATGAGTAAGTTCAATCAGATAGAGCTGGAACTCACGACGATATATCCGCCGTTGGATACTGCGGCGGAGGTGAAGGTGATTTGTAATCCGAACACACGAGAGATTATCGGTATGAATAAGCCGAATGTGAATATTTATTTGTATTCGTATGACTTTCATATACTGGAGGAGCGGTATAATGTGCTGACGTTTGTGTCGGGGAATTGTGGGTTGATGTACGCGCGGTGATTCCGTAGACTCCTCCTCCGCGGTGCGTCGGTTCCGCTACGGAATCACCGCGTTGCGCCGCCGGGTTGTTCGGTATTTAGCACAGTATTGGCACAGTATTGGCACAGTATTGGCACAGTATTGGCACAGACGCGGAGCGGAGTAGCGGAACCGAAGGTGGAGCTGCGGAGCGACGTGAAACACGGATAGGAGTAGCGGAACCGACGCATTGCGGAGGAGGAGCTGCGGAGCGACGTGAACCGTGAAAACGAATAATCTATTGTATATATAACCTGAATACATATACAATGGCGGATGACGATAATGAAGAAAGAAACGACGGCGGCGGCGACGGCGACGACGGCGGCGGTGAAGACGCTGAAGAAGAGACCACATTTAGCAAAGTCGGCGGGATGTTCGGCGGTGGCGACGAGTCCGAGGACAAGGACAAGGACAAGGACAAGGGCAATGCCGCCACAAAGAAAGCGGCTATGAAAACAATGTTTGACATCGCCGCACTTAAAGAATTCGGATTGAGTGTCCTCACGCTCTTCATTGAAACAATCATTATTTCCGTCATTTGTGTGAATATCCTCTTCTTCTGTGCTCCCGAAAGTATCCGTATGAACAGTCTCAATCTAGAAAAACTATTCCCCACCGACCGCCACAAATGGCCGTATTGTTATACCAATGAATATACATCGTGTGACGCAGATTGCGAAGATAAGTTCGGCGGAATCGCCGATGACCCCAAACTATCGTCGGGTAAAAAAATCTACCTGAAGG